GTAGCGCGGGCCATTTACAGCAGTACGGAATCGGCCGAACTTTGGTACCCGGTGGAGAAACCGACGAAAAACTACGGCTTCGATTCAACGCACAAACTTCGGGTAGCCATTTTTAGCCCGTTGTTCGGCGATAGGCTTTACCCCTACTTCGATGAAACGGGCGATATGGTGGCTTTCTCCCGTGAATACGTTGTAAAGGATAGCGCGGGGGTAAAACATACCTATTTCGAAACCTATACCGATACCGAAATACGGAAATGGACGCTTACCAGCAACCAATGGCAGTTATTGGACGGCTACCCCAAGAAGAACCAAATAGGCAAAATCCCGGTTATCTATGGCCGCCAGCCCGCCGTAGAATGGGAAGACGTACAGAACCTTATAGACCGCTTGGAAAAGTTGCTTTCTAACTTCGCCGATACCAACGACTACCACGCAAGCCCGAAAATCTTTACTACGGGTACTATTTTGGGTTGGGCCAAGAAGGGCGAAAGCGGGGCCGTTATCGAGGGCGAAGAAGGCGCGACCGCACAATATCTAAGCTGGGCGCAAGCCCCCGAAAGCGTCAAATTAGAGATAGAAACCCTTTTGCGTATGATTTACACCATTACGCAAACGCCGGATATTGCTTTCGATTCGGTAAAGGGTATCGGGGCCGTTTCGGGTGTCGCCTTGAAACTTTTGTTTATGGACGCGCACCTGAAAGTACAGGACAAATGCGAAGTGTTCGACGATTATTTGCAGCGTCGATTAAGCGTAATACAGGCGTTTTTATCGCAGATGAACGCCAAGGATAAGGCTTTTGTAGACGCTTGCGGTAGCCTTATTATCGAACCCGAAATAGTGCCGTTTATGATTGAGGACGAAGCGGCGAACGTAAACCTTCTTCTTTCGGCCACCGGTCAGAAGGCTATTTGTTCGCGGAAGACGGCCGTACAACAGTTGGGCTGGGTAAACGACACAGAAGAAGAAATAGCCCAAATCGAAAGCGAAGAAGGAGGGCAAATGTATAACGACCTTTTAGGGCAAGAACCAACGATTTAAGATTATGGCAATAAAGGCAAAATTCGACATAGATAAACTTTTTGAAGGAGTTTACGCAAAGGTGGAAGACATACAGGACGCAGTAATAGAAGCTATAAAAGCCGCTTGTTTGCAGACCGTAGCCAATGCAAGAAGATTAGATACTTATAAAGACAAAACGACGTTACTGCGGTCTTCTATTGGGTTTGTTATTTACGACCACGGAAAGAAGGTTACGGATAACTTCGAAGCAAGAAACGGGGAAAAAGGAAGCGAAGGAGCCTCCCTCGGTAAAAAAGTAGCTGAACAAGCTGCCGCAAATTGGCCTAACTCTATTGTCGCCGTAGTTGTTGCCGGGGCCGACTACGCCCTATACGTCGAAAGTAAAGGCTACGACGTAATTAGCGGGCCTTGCAGCGAGTTAAACGGGTTATTAAAACAACATTTGGCGCAAGCCGTAGCCAGCTTTAAGTAATGGACGAACAACGAAAAAAGTTAATACAGTATTTAGCCAATATAGAACGGCAACTTTCCAACCTGTACGGGCGCACTTACCGTGCAGCGTTGGAACTTGCCGAAGTCCGCAAAGCGATAGAAGCCGGCGATACTTTCACTTGGAAAGGAAACCCGGCCGCCGAAAAACGACTTAATCAATACCTAAGCGACCTTGCAACTAAGGCCGGTATAATTATTCAAAACGGCGTACAACGTGGATATATCCAAGGAGAAAAAGACGCACGAACCCCGATACTTACCCAATTAGGTACAACGGACGATAAACGAAAGGCTATAAATGAACTTTGCGAAGCCGCAACAAAGGAACGCAGGGCGCAAGGTATGACCGCTCACGCTTTCGCAGCAGCCGAACGCGGGGGGCTTACATTGTCTTCGCGCGTATGGAACCTAACAGGCAATGCCAAACAAGAACTTGAAACAATTATACAAAACGGCATACTTGAAGGTAAAGGGGCAAAAGAAATAGCAAGCGGGATAAAGGGTTATTTGAATAATCCTAACGCATTATTTCGACGGGTACGGAATAAGGAAACCGGGAACCTTGAACTAAGCGAAGCGGCGAAAAAGTACCACCCCGGCCAAGGCGTATATAGGTCGGCGTATAAAAACGCCTTGCGCTTGGTTCGTACCGAAATGAACGCCGCCTACCGTCGTGCAGAGTGGGAAAGCTACCAAAATAACCCACTTATTACCGGGTATGAAATTCGGCTAAGTAACAACCACACGACCACCGTAAACGGTAAGGTAAAGCGGCTTGTAGATATTTGCGATACTATGGCAGGCCGATACCCTAAGACTTTCCGGTGGACGGGGTGGCACCCTAATTGCCGCTGTGTTATGGTTCCTATCGTCATAACGCCCCAAGACTTCGGCAAATACTTGAAGGCTAAGCGGGCTAAGAAATTGGAAGAATGGCAGCCGAAAGACCGGAAAAGTAAACAAGTCGTAGAGGTACCGAAAGAACTAATACAATGGATTGATACAAAACAACGACAATTAAGAGCGGCCAAAGTAAAACCCGATTTTGTAGGCGACAACAAAGGTATAATATCACTTACCCAGCAGAAGAAAGTATTATCCTTATTTGCCGGAACCTTACAGCAGTTCGCCGATACATTGTTTAAGACCGGGCGCAGCATGGGGCAAGTAAAGCAAATAGGACGGGTAGACGACATTGTACGCGAAGATATGGCAAAGAAGGGCCATAGTTTGGAAACGGAAACTATTATAGTTCTCGATAGGACAGTATTAAAATATATAGGCCACCCCAAAGAAAGCAAAGGGGCCACCGTAGCAGTTACTCGATACGGGGAAATAGAAACCGCCATAAACGCGCCGACCCATATTTACGAAGACCTAAATTCTAAGGAATTGGTTTACGTCTATACCCACCCTTACGAAAAAGGAAAGGTTATAAAAGTTGTAGTACACCCGAACTATAAGTACAAAGGTGTAACGGCTAACGTCGCCAAATCCTGGGGCATAGTTGATATTGATAAAATGGAAGATACCAAGCAATACAGAAAAATAAAATAGGGAAGTTTGGCACTTCCCTATTTTTGTAAAGAACGGAGCAAGGCAGGCGACGACCCTGCAATATAAGACCTTAAAATTAAGGACTCCCCGCTACCACTTTGCGACCATCAAGCCCCGTTCTTGCTATGCTACCACAAAGGTAATATTATTCCTAAATTTCGCCTATTTCTTCGCCGTCGATTTTATCCATTACAGACCGGCAAAGGAAATTTTGCAAAACAGACATAAGCCCTTCAAATGCCGGGCCGTATTCTTTCATAAGCATTTTTGCCGAAACTTCATTACTTCCAAAAGCCGAATTAAGAGCGTGTACCGTTAGGTTGTAATGGTCGTTAAGAACCGCAATACATTCTACAAGTTTGCGCGTTCCTTCGCTTGCTTTCAAATTATTGCTTACCGTAGTTTTCATAGCGCGCCCTCCTCATCGTTTAACATTTCCCAAAGGAACCGGCGGCCGCGTTCCGGTACCGTCGTGTAAATCTTCGTTCCTATTGTATCGTCATTATTGACGTATTTACAGGTTCGAGTTGTGAAATACCCTTTGTCCGCTACCTTTGCCGTCGGTTGCCATTGCCCCGACTGAAAATAAAGAACCCCGATACGTTTCAGCCATTTTGTAAGGACATGAACAGAGCGAAGCCCCAGCGCGTGCGCCGTTTGCGTAAGCGTATAATCGCTTTTGGATTGAAGAACCTCGTTAGCATAGGCCGCCGCCGGTATCAACTTCTTTTGTTTTTCGTTGATATAGTCGATTTGCCCCTGCATTTTTACCGTTTGTTTTTGCAAGGCTTCGGCCCGTGCTGCTTCATATTCCGCCCGGACGCGCTGCGCTTCTATTTGACGTTGGGCGATTAGTAACGCCTTTGCCATTATATCCGCTTCGCTTTCTCCTTCGTTCGCCGGGATATACCCGCCCGTCTTCCGAATGGTCGGTAGTACTTCTTCCACTACCCAATCTTGGAACGCTTCCGCTTCTTTCTTCCGGCTTTGGAAGATACAACGGTATAGGTTCGGTTCGTCGATGAAGGTAAGGTTTTGCCTACCGCCTTCCGTAAGGGTGTAAACACTACTTACTCCCTTTTTGTTTAGCCTTGTTTTTACTACCCTTGGATTGGTTAGAGATAATGAAGTACATACATCAGTAAGGCAAAAAAGGGCTTCGCCCTTTTCATTGGATTGTACCCGCATTTGCCCGAAAGCGGGATTTTTGAAGATTTGAACGCCCGTAGCGTTCGAAATAGTTTTTTGTTCCATTATGATAAGCGATTAATGGATTAGGCGAAAGAAAAACGGCCCCGCCTTTCCCGTTGCTTATCACCTTGGAAGGCCGTAGCGGCATTAACCAGCTACACGGGGGTACGAAGCCGTATATATTTTGCTGACGACATAAATGTCGGGAGCAAATAAGCAAGCATAAAAAACGCCCGCACTACTTGGCGAGCTTCCGCACGCCTTCCAAAATGATAAGCACTACAAAAGTAGGCTTTCCCTTTCAGACGTGCAAGCGTTTCGCAAAAATAGTTGTTCTTAGACGGGGCGAAAATAGCAAAAAATACCGATTTCGTATTATAATAATACTATAGCAGACAAAAAAACAAGCCCCGAAAAGAGGGGCTTGCAATATCAGCTACACGTAGATAGTAGAGCAGAAAAGCCAACCACAACCAAGGCAATAGCTACGATAAATTGGATTATACCCAAACCACCGCTAACCGCTTCCTTTGTGGTAAGTTCTTTATTTTCGCCCCCTTCTTTGGCCGTTTCGGGCGATTCATCTACTTGCTTTTGTCCGCATTTGGGGCAAAAAACAACATCTTCGGCGATTTCTTCGCCGCATTTCTTACAGAACATAGCTATATGATTTATATTACCAATCTTCGGCCGGTTGCTGCGTATTGTTTTTAATGGCATTTACAAACGCGGCAAAATAATCGTTTGTACTTGTTTCTACGGCTTCTTTTGCCTTATCTTTTAAGCATTTACCTTTCTTGTTAAATATGCCGGAGCAATTCCCCATTACATTAACACCGATAAGTCCTATTTCATCGTTATTTTGGGTATTTGCAAGGCACTTAAATACAGGAATAAAACGTACTTTATTGTCCTTAAATTCAAAAGTGTATTTATAGCTATATTGCCAAAGGTTAGGCCCGTTCATAACGAAAATTATGCGTAGTTCTTCCGCGTCCAAAGCGTCTATTACTATTTGCTCGTTATCAACTTCCGAAGTTACAAACTTAGGATTGTTATATAGGCCGTTCAAATACATTTTAGCCCTTTTGAAAAGTTCATTTTTCGAAGTGTTAGGTACTTCAATTACGGCGTAGTTTTTCGTTTCATCTTCCGAAGATATAAAACCCGAACTTGTTAATTTGAATTGGGCGTTTGAAGTACCTACAAACAGGAACAGGCCCAGCAGGGAAAGAAAAAAATGTTTCATAAAATTGTATTTGCGCCCCAAGAACCCGAACAGGCAATTACTAAACGCAGAAAGCGTGGGCCTTATCGGTTTACAAGTTTGAGGCATCGCCAAACGCCGTGCAGATATAAACCAAACCCACGCTTAGCGATATATCGAAGAATGATATACAGCCAGCGAGCGTTAATAGGCTATCCTTTCGGTTTGGAAAATTGGCGATTTTCAAACTTAGAACCTATACGCTTTTACAAGCGTCCCCGGATTTCTCCCCGGAAACATTGCAAATATACTGCAAAAACACTAAACAACACTATTTTACGGCATAAAATCGCGCAAAGAGCAAGGCAGGGGCAACCCAGCCCCTACGCAGGAGCAGACCAGCACCAGCCCGGCGGCAGGCTTGGGGCTATTGTACTTCGGAATCAGATAGTTACGTTTGCTTTATTGCTTAATATCTTATAATACAATTATTTGCGGTTATGCGAAATTCATGCGTAAGCCATAGC